TCTAAATCCATACTCTAAGAAATAGAAATAAAATCCAGACTTCTCTTTTGTTTGAAATTGTCCAACTTTTTTAGTTTCTTTACCTATAGTAACATCTACTTTTTTACCACCTTTAACTCTTGGTCCAACAAATACTGATGGTGGCATACCTTTTACATTCTTACCATTTATAATAGCAAGTGACTTTTTTAGTCTGCCAGTTTTTTTAGGTACTAATGATTTTAGCTCTTGTAGTATAGGCTTTGCAGCTTTTCGTAAACCTTTTCTCAATAGTGTCTTGTTTTTACTATCAGACATATTAAGCTTCTCTAAGTCCTTAATCAAAGAATTGAGTTGTTTTTTGTCTATTTGAGCTGATACCATCATTACACCGTTAAATCTTGAGCATCGGTTTCAACCAATGTAAGTATTAATTTATCTTTTCTTCCAACCTCTTTAATGCTTTTGATTGAATAAACCGTATTGCCAAAAGTTATTGCGTATTCTGGACTTACTCCAATGTCTGTTCTGTATCTTACTAGACATTCTATCATTTGTTTGTTGATTAAAGCATCTGCATCATATTTAGTATCGCCACTTTTAAAATCAAAGCTACCATAGATAGTAACAGAAGTTTGAACATTTACACTCCTTGCCCCATATAAGTCGTTGTTGAAAGTCCTTTTGAATAGTCTTAACTTTCTATCTAGTTTGCCTATTATCATAGTTCAAGCAATCGGTAAGGAGTTAATAAGTGGTCAACCATTAAAGGTAATTCATTTACTTGAGTTCCCATAACAACGTCTTGACGATTCTCATAGTAACGACCAACGATTATATATACAGCTTGTACTATTGGAGCTGGTACGTCACTAGTAGCACTACCAACAACAAACTCAACTTCTACTGCGTTTGGTCTTTCGTAAGTGTTTGGAAAGTCACCAGTTTCCGATTGATATATTCTTCCTGGTCTTATCTTTGTATCTACATCGTATTCAGATGCTGCTAAAGTTTGTAAAGAATTGTTGGTATCATAATACTTAATGTGAGTAACACTAGCAACATCGCCTATCTGTAAGTCAATGTAAGGAGGAAACTCATCGTAAAATATATTGTAAGTCTGTGTAATTAATCTACGTCTAGTAAATTCCTCAACTACACCAGTAGCAACATTAATTAAAGACGTGATATAGTTATCGTCATCATCATAGTCTGAGTCTATTCTTAAAAATGCCTTAGCTTCTGCTAGTGATATAACAGTTGAAGCTGGACCAGTCTTTAGAACTAACTTACCATAAGGTACATAGTTAGTGCCTCTTAATGTGTTAAAGTTGTAGTTGTAGTATTCCATTTAAAAAAAATTAATGGAGAGAGGATTTCTCCTCCCTCCAATTAAAAACAAATTAAGCGTTTGCTATTTTCACAGCAGCCGTATCATTTTGTACCATATCACCATCCACAAGGCTAGTCAAAATATATCTTGGCTCACCAGTTCCAGCTCCAGTATAGATGTCATAAATAACGTCTAAACCACCGAACTGAGCAATGTGTACTTTACTAGCATCAAGTAACATATAGTTAGTACCTGAACCAGATGTTCCACCTACGTTTGATGAACTGAATGCAAAGTAGCCAAAGAATGACTTATCAACATTGTCATAAGCTGGAGAAACAGAAGAAACTTGAGCAAGTTGCTTAGCTTCAGCTAAAGCACCAGAGTCTAATAACCAAGCCATTCTAGCACCTTGTAAGTTTACTCCGTTACCTAGTAGAGTAGCTTCCATATTTAAAAGCTCTGCTACAGTTGGAGCAGCACCAGCGACAGATTGAGTTGCAGCATCTAAGAAAATAGATGTTGGAGCATCAGTAATATCAGCATCGCCTAGTAAAGCCAACTCTAACGTAGATGCTACAGATGCAGCCATATTTCTTCTCAATGCAGCCTCGATAGCACTATTCTGAGCAACAGCTTCAGCAGAAACATTAACGATAGAGATAAGTTTCTTAGGAGATAATGTTACACTTGTAGCAGTACCATTAGCAGCTGGAGCAGTTCCACCAGTTTCTCCAACGAATCCAGAGTTGATAGCACTAAATACTGGGAATTTTTGGTTTGCAACAGAAGAATAGAAATTAGCACCAGCAGAAGCTAAAACTAAGTTAGCCTCTAATTGGTCAGTCCAAGCCATTACTTCAGTAGAGTTACCAGCAGCAGTTGCTACGGCAGCTCTTGATAATACTGAAGCTGGAATACCTATACCCTTGTAAGATTGACCAGTATAACGAGCCTCATTACGAGCTTCTTGATCCATTTCTTTTACAAGACCTTCTAAACGACCAGTTGCAGCTTGTTTCATAGCATCAGCAAAAGAATAATCTCTAACTTCGCTTGGAGTGTTTTCTGTTACTTCTTTAACAGCTTTAGTAGCTTGAAGTTTCTCAAAAGATTCAGCACGTACTGCCATCTTATTTAACTCCTCTACTTTTTCATTTAAAGAATCAAAGTTGCTTTGCTCATCAGAAGATAAGTCACGACCTTCAGCAGATGCTACAAGTCCTTCCATCTTTTCGATAACCTCAGCTCTTTCCTCTTTATAAAGTTTTGATGTTTTCATTTTATAGAAAATTAATATTAATATTTATTTTTCAAGATTTTTAAACGCATTTCATTGAGGGAGCGTTGCTTTAAATCTTCTTCTTCTTTTATACCCTCTAATTTTTCAGCCTCTAAACTTTCTTCTAGTTTCTTAGCTTTTTCTTTTTCTTGCCATTCTTCCATAGAACGTAAAGCGACAGAAGAACTAGCAGCATTATATGCTGGATAAGTTACAGAGCTTACATCGTAAAGTTGAGATACCTTATCAATAGTTCTGATGTTCATTCCATCTTTTACTTCCCAACTATCTTCTTCAACGGTAAACGCAAAGCTAGATTGATTGATTGTACCATTCTTTAGTAGTTCCATCAAATCTCTAGCTGTTGATGTGTTTGGCATATCTGCCTCATATCTTAATCCCTTCTCATCAACAGAAAGTCTTAACGTTCCGTTTGTTGTTCTAGCTAATGGCATACCATCGTGATTAATTAGGAATCTAACATCATCTTCAAGTCTACCTTCAAAAGCATTAGGAGCTATAAACTCTCTAAATCCACCTAAGTCGTTAGACATTGAGTTGAATACAGCACCATAACCTACAACTGTTGGCTTGTCTCCATCCATTCTAAGCTCTAAGTCTTGAACGTCAAAAGTTCTTACTTCAGCGTTTGGATTAGTTCTTATTTCTGTTTTTTCTTCCTCGTGTCCTGGATAGTGGTCTGCTTCATCCATCTCGTCATCTTGTTCGTCTATCATTTCAACGTCATCGACATTTTTACCATAGTAGATAATGATTGAGTCATCAGTTTCCTCAATCTTTTGAATGTGTCTTAAATCGTGCTTTTTCATAAATCTATTATTTTCTTCCATTTCTTTTTTTACTGGATGATTGTCTGGTAATAAATCTGTATCGTGTTTACCACCTTGAAATCTACCTTTTTTTAGAGCAAATAAAAACGAGTTAACTCTTGCTAAACCCCAACTCTCTGGAGTCATATTTGGTCTAACCGAGCCTGGATTTGTATTGTATGCTCCAACTCCTCTATCAAAAACCTTTTCAAGTTCAGCATAAGTAGTACGACCATTCCAAGCTAAATCAAGCTTTTTTATTTCTTCGTTATGTTTTTCAACTTTATTTTCTAAAGCCTTTTTAATTTTAGCAGTAACTTGATTCTCCTCTTTCTTGCCCTCTAGCTTTTTAGTTAGTTCTAAAATTACGTCTTTCATTCCTTGCTCTCCTAGAGTTCCAATCGTTCCCCATTTAATTTGAGCAACAACTCCACCAACATTAGATAGATTTGGCTCTGTATCTCCCTTGAATTGTTTACCATCTTCAAAGTGTCTTTTTATCCAAGCCTCTCTCTCTTTTATCCATTCTCTGATAGCCTCAGTATCTTGACCATCTCTAGCTCTTTCCCATAACATAAAAGCCTCATTTCCTCTTATGTTACCTCCAGCTTTCCAAATCTCTGGAGTTTGTTCTTTTATAGTTTTAGCGAAGTCAAAGTCGAATTGAGGTTCTTCACTATTTCTAAGACTTATCTTTTTATCATCTCCCTTGTTAGGAAAGTTAGTTTGTCTTATTTCCTCATCTAATTGTAAAGAACATATAGCTAACCTTTGGTCATCTTCATACTCCTCTACCATAGTATCATCAGCCATACATCTCTCAATGAACTCCTCGTTAGTTTCGTCTATATTTTTTGTAGGTATCGGCATTTATTCTTTGTCCTCCTCTTCTACGTCTCCAATTGGAGCAAAGTTTAATGGCATAAATAATTGGTCGCCTTCTGGACCTACTCTGTTCAAGTCCTCCATTCGTCTTATCTCATTAATAGACAAAGCACCTATACTAGCCATCTCTCTGTAATAACTTGCACGAGAAGAACTATCTCCTCTTAGTAAAGCATTAGCATCTAGCTTAATAGTAAATGAACCAAATTCTGTTTCCCTAAATAGCTTTCTGTTAAGCTCTTGCTCTATCATTACCATATAAGGCATCAACGTAAATCTTACAAAGTCAATACTTAAAGCCTCAATAGATGAGTAGTTAGCTGCCTTCTCGAGATGACCAATCAAAGACAATGGTACTTTAAATATTCTTGCCACTTCTTCAATCTGGAATCTACGAGTTTCTAAAAGCTGATACTTATTAGCATCAATGTTAGTTTGCTCGAACGTCATACCTTCCTCAAGTATAGCGGTCTTACCAGCTACAAACGAGCCAGAGTAGTTTTGATTCCAAGAGTTCTTTAATCTTGATACTGCTTCTTTGCTTAGTTTGCCAGGATGTTTAATAACTCCACCAACTTGAGCAGAGTTTCCTAGATAACTATTTGCTGTATCGTTAGCAGCTATAGAAGTTGCTATTGTTGTGTTCTGTGCTTTCAATACGCTTACTCCCTCACAACCATTAAACGATAAGTTGAAGAAGTGTAACATATCTTCTTTCATTACTCCTATCTCATAGTTTTTAATGTCGTAGTATATTTGGCCATCGTGCTTAATTACTTTGACATCTTCTGGATTGATAGGAATAAGTGAGATTGGTCTTGCGTTGCCATCTCTCTCAATATAAAAATACGCATTCCCCTCTAGCAATAAGTTGGTCATTAGAGTATCTAGGAATGTGTATGGTGTCATATACTCGTTTGGATTACGAGCTAGTAGTCGGTAGATTGGATGGCTAACGTCAGTAATCTTGTCGTCATCCTCCTCGACTCTGTAAACTTTTATAGGTAGACTTGCTATTGATTCGCTAATAACTCTAACACAAGCAAAGACTGCGCTAAATGTTAAAGATGTATCTCTATTTACTGCTGTTTTGTTGGCTGCACCATAGCCACCAA